ACTCTCCTATCGTCTATTGCTATGTCCAAAATGTACTTGATTGCGGAAAGGTTTGTTACCGCATTAACGAAGAGGACTCCGAGGGAGTCTTGCACCGTTGGCAGGTCGTACCCACTTGTCAGTCCGGACGGAGCTCAATTTGGACGCGCCACTAAAGTTGTTTTTGGTGGCCAAAAGTGGGAGGTTACCGCGCTTCACTGTGCTGAAGTGCTGGGCGGAAAATGGATAAAGTCTAAGGACCTTGACCTTGCAGTACGCCCCCTCCCTGAGAACACAGAAGGTGTGTTCCATGAGGTCGTTGCCCCCCAAAGTGACCAAGTCACTGTTTTGAGCGGGAAAACGTGTGACAGGATAACGGGAATCCCTGTGGTCCGTCACTTCCCTAAAAATTCAGATCACCCGTCAGCTTATGGGCTCCACTACCAGGATTTGGCGCTGGAGTCTGGTGACTCCGGTGGTGGTATCTTCACCATGTGTGGAAAACTAGTGTCGGTGGCCTCCGGAACCCTAATGGGATCCGCCACCGGCTCGATCTGTGCGCCTGTGCACATTTTCTTCAGTGCAATACAGTCACCACACACCGGAATTCGGTTAAGGCCTCGGTCAGACACAATCTTCCGTATATTAGAGGAGGAAACTGTGGATTACCTTGCAGGCCAGATTAGCCAGCTGGGGGGAAACACAGCCGAGTGGTCGATCCTCTCTATGGGGGCTTCCCGCGTCCTAGTCCACCGCACCAAGTATGCGGTGATGGACGAACTTGGTTACCACCAGTCTCTTCAGGACCAGCTCCTAATTGAGGCAGCTGAAGAAGCCGAGGAGCGCTTGCAGCAGGACGGCTATTTGTCGGAGGATGAGGACCTTTTCTCCACCGACGCCATGTACCAGGAACGGCAGTGGCAAGAGGATGAACTTTGGGACCGTCATTTGGAGATTATCCAGCGTATGGATGTCCCACCTCGCCAAGCCGAGCTGGCCAAGTTCAAAGCTGTCAGGCAAACTGCCCAGCCGGAACTCCCAGAGGAGGAGGATCTGTTTGCAGATCTCCACAGTTACAAGCCAGACCTCGAGTCCCCCGCTGTCACCCAGGTGTCGGGGGCATTGTGCCCCCCAAGCTTTGAGACAAAGGTTGAAATCATCGACGGTCTCTACAGCAAGGTTGTGGCCCGTGCTCCCGTGCTCGGGAACATGCTCCGTGTCATGACACACAAGGCCGTTTGCGCCCACGCGGAGTCTTGTCACCCTCAGAAGTTGAGTGGCAAGTCCGTGCGCAAATTTGTACGTTCCGTCCCAGAGAACTCGACGCTACTTGGGAAGCTTCATGGAGGCTCTAGCCCAGGGACTGGTCGTCGTGCCTATGCTGTTTGTCAGCTTCTCAAGGACGTTTATACCCCTGCCCTTGTAGAAGAAGTGGAAGCTATGTACTTCCCGGCTACTGGGGATCACGTTATTACGGACTTGGCCGGTGGTGACAAGACAGCATTGTCTCGTTCCCTAGGCCACCTCTTCAACAAGAAGGATGAAGCCCACTCCTCTTTTGTGCGAACCCCCAAAATTGGGAGGAAGGCTCTAGAGCGTTCTGTCAAACACAACGGCTTTAAGGCTGTGGAACCTCTGGCAACCATCTGTTCTCACTTCTCTGTGCCCAACACCCCCCAGGGCCTGGCTAGTCTCTCCAAAGAAACAGCTGTAGAGTTCCTCAAGGCTGTGTACCAAAGTGTGCGCAACACACTGTCGGTGTACACCCCCACCCATTTGACGAAGTCTGTGGGATATCCCCTGTGCACAAAAGCTACCAATTACGCAGCACTTGCGCAGAACAAGGATTTGACTCATCAGTTGGCTCTTGTCGTGTCATTTAGGGCGATGGTCTACCTTCTAGTCAAGGATTTGCCGCCCCTTGAGAGCCTGGTTGGAATCCTCCACGATCCCATTCTGGCCTTCATCAAGAGAGAACCCCATCCACAGAGGAAGAAGTTCGCGCGTATCGTCCAAGGTGTGGGGGCCCCTCACGTCCTCCTAGCCAAGTTTCTACTTCCTGGCTTGTTCACCCCCTACCACCTAAAGTTACCGGCTTCCCGTGGCCACCAGGTTAGATTTGCCCTTATACGGCCATACTTGAAACAAGTCTCTAACAACATGTGTGCAGCCGTATCCCGCATTCACAATGCCCATGTGGCTGCAGGGGGGACACAGCCACGTTCAGCCTTTGACCACACAGCCAGTTCAGACGTTAAGTCGTTCGAGGCCAGCATTGGAGAGGAACACGAAATTGCGCTCTGTGAGATCCTTTTTGGTTCCAGTGAATTTATGCTCAATGCCTCCCGTTGTGGCCTTTACACGTATAAGGCTTCTTACGCTGTCAAGGAACAGGGCCTGTTTTTGCTGGTCCAGAGAAAAACTGAGGGGGGCATGTGCTCAGGCCGCCCTGCCACTTCTATCCTCGATGGGGCTTTCCGCTACGCTATGGACCAACAGGCTTCCATAGACCTAGGCAAACCATTCTACTCCGTGACTGTCGGAGATGACTGTGCCACGGTTATAGGCGATGTTCCCCTAGCGGAGTACGGAGCTGCCCTCGAGAAACAGGGACTCTCCATTAGAGACCTGGAGGCAGGCACCAGCTCAGCATTCACTCTCTGTTCTACTGTCGTACGCCCAGACCGGCTGGAGGCTTTGAACCTTGCAAAGGTGTTGTGCACTATACATGACACCCCCACGTTTCTGTCAAACAGTTTCGTCAACCACCTTGACCGCTACAAGGGCAACGACCCACAGGTAGTCTATACGATAGTCATGACTTATGTCGTCCTCTTCCCCGAGTCGCGTAAAGAGATGCTCAGCATCCTCAAGAACCTTGGTGGCATGGAGGACGTTATAGCAGGAGTCATTGACTACCATGCTATCACCTTCGAAGACGAGCTAGTGGCATCGCCTGATCCAGTCCCTGAAGTTGACTTGGATGAGGAGTTCCGCTGTCTCTTTGGTGAGCTGGAGCCCTCCGCCCCCTCCACCCTCATTGACGTACCTGAGGTGGAAGCCAGTGACCTCGTTTGGGAGTCTGAGACTCCTACCCAACCCACTACTACCGGCACGGCCGGTAAGTGCGAGTAATTTTTGGCTCTCCCCCTACGGGGGGAGAGCCACCCCGTGTGTGCTAGTAGCCCCTAATTGCTAGCCCACACCGTCTGGCCGCCCAGACGAAAACACTGGCCTCTAAACCTTCCACACTTTAACTCCCTTGGCTGAGGGGAGGGTGTGGAGGATGAACTTACTACCGCTCAGACCCTCGCGGTAGCTAACGATAGCAGTGAAACAAACTCACTGATTTAACTCATTCTCCCTTACACACGACATTCCACCCATGCACTATGGTCAAGAACAAGACGCGAAACCCTATTCTGAAGAGAGCAGGCGAGATGTTAATCCCGCTAGCGGAGGAGGCTGGACGCGAGTTGATTACCCAGGGGATCAGCGAGCTAACCTCCAAAACAACAAATCGCAAGACCCGCCCTCTAACCGCCCCCCAGAAGACGAAGGGGCTAGGGCATTCACGCGACGCCTTCATCAGCCTGCCGGCAACAGAAGCAGTGGCATTTTCCGGTGCGCCCAAAGTGCGCCGTGATGGTGCTGACAGCTCCGTTATCGGCGGCCGTGTCCTCATAGGTCACTTGGACATCCCAGCCTCTGGATTTGATTTCAGTATGCTGCGCATCAACGCGGCAAATGCAAGGATGTTCCCACAGTTGGCTGTTGCCGCGACCCTGTTCACCCAGTACAAGTTCACCAAACTAAAGTTCATATTCACCAACCCAGGACACCCAACAACTTCATCCGGCCAGTTCGTAGCCGGCGTGTCATACGACACAACCCCAGAGTCACCATTCACCAAGGAAGAGATCTTCAACCGCACTGATTCGGTCAAGGCCCCCGTTTGGCAGCCTGTAACCGAGCTATGCTGTACAAACCTTCCCCAAAAATGGTGTCTGTTGGAGGCCCAGGTGGCTAGTGGTAGCCGTCAGTCTGTTGATGTTGGTAACCTCGTCATTGGCGGGGAGTCCTTGGGTGGTCCAGCCCTCGAAAATGCGACTGAAGTTATGGTGGAGTACACTTGCGTCCTCAAAGCAAGGCGACCTGATGTGCAGCAGGACTTCACCACAGCAACAAACTCCATCGTTTTGATGGCACCAGTCGACGGTTCGTACTCTAGCGGAACGTACACTTATCCGTCTTGGTTTTCTCCCTTCAACTGTATTGTCAACCCCCACATGAACACGTTTGCTGGCATCCCGGACGCCGGATTTTATCTTCCGAGCGGATTTTGGCTCGTCAAAGCCCAGTTTCAGTGGTTTGCCGGTGCTGGTGTTTCGGACTACACCGTCACCATTTCTCTTATGCGCAACAGAACGACCCCAGTCACTATAGGTACTCAGAACAACCATTATAGTGCTGCAATCGCCGCTGAGGGAACAATGACTGTCATGTTTTATGCGGAGTCAGAGGGCAGGTCTATTAGCCCCGAGAACGACCCCAACTCCGATGATAGTTGTTTTGCACTGAGATTTTTCCAAAACTCGGGTGTCACAGTTGGCATGTACGGTTCCTCCCATGTCAGGCGTAGATCTCTCGTCTGCATCCCATTGTAACGTGTGTTTAAGTGAGTAGAGCTTACTATGTAAAACCACCCCCATGCCATTGCGCTGGGGGTGGTAGGCCCAGCAGCCTCTAACTGCCACATATATAGATGCATGAAAAGAAAATAGAAAACAAAACAAACAAACCACACTATTATTTATTTTTCACACTCTATTTATAAATTTCCAAAAATTTGGTGTTTCGGC